TAAAGCGTTTCTTTCAGGATCATCCTGAATATCGTGTTTGTAATAATAATTACTGATGGGTGGAACTCCAAATCAAGAACAGGGTGTTGATTCCCTAAGAAGAGATGTTGAAACTGCTGTTGGCAAAGAAAGAAAGAGAGTTATTTAGAAGTGGTGTTTTGCTTTCTCCAAGGCAACGTGAAATTATTATGCAAATGAAACAAATTATAGGAGTTCAATAATATGGGCGTATTAACTACTTATGAATTTACACAAGATGTATTAAGAAAGAAAGAACCCTATAAAGTAGAGCCGAAGAACGAAGAAAAAGAACAGCCTACGGAATTACTTAAAGAAAAGGTTGAACTGTTAAAGGAAGAAGACAAAGAGGAGAATGAATAGTGTCATTAGCTACTATCCGTAACCCAATCTTAAGAGACTTAGGACTTGATTCTGGTTCAGCACTTGTTAGTGATGTCAAGGTACGCATTCTTGATTATATAAATGAAGCGATACAGGAAATAAACATCTTGGGCAAGTGGAGCATCTTAAAGTCTGAGGGAACTATTACGTTGGTGACAAGCCAAAGGGAGTATTCGTTGGCATCTGATACGGATGTTAATAAGATTATGAGTAATAGGTTCTATATAGATGGGGAAGATGCTTTTGTTCATATGGCTACTTCCAATCAGGCTTTTCAAGAAGAAGTAATACAGAATGATACAGGTGTACCGCTTGTATGGATACCGTTTGGGAAGGACGCATCTCAAAACGACAGGATTAAGATTGATCCTCTGCCTTCTACTGATGAGAATGGCATGGTGTTGACCTATTGGTATACACGCAAGCTAACAGATTTAAGTGTTGATTCTGACACAACGCCTTTTCAAGAAGTTGTAATCAGGCATATGGTCAAAGCAAAGTACGCTGAATATGACATGGATTTCGCAAAGCGTGACAGGGAAATGGGATTGGCAAATGCTTTATTACAGAAACTACAGGCACAAAACAGGGGTGCTGTAAGATTTAGTCCATTAACTAGACGTAATTATTCCTTATCCAGATAATGCCACTAAGACAAAAAATATTCGAGTCTAATAATAAGGGGTTGTTTGATGTTGCTGTTGGCGAAGGTAACATCTCAGCCAGTTATGCTACCGAATTGCAAAACAGTCGTGTTGCTTTGAACGGAGAAGTGTCTAAGAGAAGGGGTAGAACTTATTTGAATACTACTGCTATTGCCTCAACTCCAGATGTTATCGGGTTGATGGTTTATGATGGCAACTATCCTGGAACATACGAGGTTTTAGCTCAAGCTGGTACAAACTTGCTTAGGTATACTTCTTCTTCTGGTGCTTTTGATACAACTGTTAAGTCTGGATTGACTGCAAATAAGAAATTAAACTGGACAATGTTTAACAACAAGATGATTTTGACTAACGGAACGGATAATCCATTTAAGTATGGGTATACTCCTAGACCGTTTGCCCCCACTACAGGGGTTTCAACTTCAGGATCAAAAGGTGCAAGAACTTATTATGTAGCAGTTACCTATGTAACAGCCAATGGACAATCAATAGCTAGTGAGCAGGTTACTAAGGCTATTAACGCTAATGATGTTTTAACGGTGACAAGCCCTGTTACTTTACCTGGGGCAACCCATTGGAACGTGTATCATCATACTGTTTCTGGGTCTTTAAAACTACAGAATGCGTCACCGATAGCAATAGGTACAAATTATACAGAGACAACAGGTTCATTAAATGATGGTGCCGCTCCTCCAACAACTCATACAGGCTGGTATGTTATAGACCTTGCAGACAACCCACCGAAAGGCAAATATGTTTACTCATTAAACAACAGGGTTTGGGTTGCAGGAATGGATGATGAAAGAACCAGATTCTCTGGTTGTGCCGTAGACAATGAAGATGATTGGTCAACAGCGTCTGACTATGTGAACATTGATTTAGCGGCTGTATTGGCTCGTGGTGATACGATTACTGGATTGGCAAGATTAGGGCAGACAAATTCTCTTATCATAGGGTTGCATAACCATATTGTTACTTATAAAGTTCCTGCAACATTTAATGATATAGCTATAGACAAGCAGATTTTTAACACAGGGGTAATGAGTCACAGGGGAATGGACGAGGTTGGGTTAGACAATTATATTGTTGAGACAGAAGGATTAAATTCTATAAAGATGGAGCTTATTGTCCAAGGTTTAAAAACTAGAAAGCTAAGTGACAGGGTAAGGGACAGAATAAATCCTTTGCTGTTGGCTGTTGCTGATCCTTCAGAGGTTAATGTTGTTAATCATAAAGCCGAGAATGAATTTTGGATTAACATTCCTTCTATTAGTAGGCGATATGTTTATGATTATGAAATAAAAGCGTGGATGGAAGACAGGGATGTAAAAATATTCCAATCTGTCCGCACCCCAGACAATAAAATTTTAAGTGCTGGTGCTGATGGCAGAGTATATAGGGAATATACTAATTCTTCTGGTGTTGATATTTATGGTGATGGGAATGATAACGCAAATGTTTCTTGGAAATGGCAGACACCTTGGCTTTGGTTTGACAATATTTCCATTAAGAAGATGTTTAAGTATTTTCAGTTTAAAGGGACAGGGTCTGGTGGGTTGTTCAACCTTGATGTATCTTTTGATTTTGCAACTGATTCTTACAAAACATTTTATTTACAATCTACTCCTGCAGATTTTGATGCATCAGAATGGGATGGTACTTACTGGGATTTCCCCGATATAAATAAAGTATTAATTCCGATGATAGGTATGGGGAGGTCTGTTAGGTTTCTCTTCTCCGCTAACCATCAAGCGGATTTAAGTATTGCATTTTATGGAGTCAAATATGCTAACGCAGGATTTAGGGCAAACGATTAGGAGCAATCATGGGTACATTAAGTAGGTTAAGAGATTTTACAGCAGACAGGGATGCCACACCGCCCGTTGCTATTTCAGCACAGGGTATGGATGACGAGTTTGACCAGGTAATTACCGAGTCAAATGCACAGGATGTCAGGCTTGATACTTTAGAAGCTGCTGGGAATGTAAGTACGGCAGACCTAGCCGCTGATGCTGTTAATGGAGATAAGATAGCCGACAATTCTATAGATTCTGAGCATTATGTAGACGGAAGTATAGACAACGCTCACATGAGTGCAAATAGTGTAGACAGCGATCAATATGTAGATGGATCAATCGACTTGGTTCACATGAGTGCAAATAGTGTAGACAGCGATCAATATGTAGATGGATCAATCGACTTGGTTCACATGAGTGCAAATAGTGTAGACAGCGATCAATATGTAGATGGGAGTATAGACAATGCTCACATAGCAGATAACGCTATAGATTCTGAACATTATGTAGATGGGAGTATAGATAATGTTCATATGAGTGCAAATAGTGTAGACAGCGATCAATATGTGGATGGGAGTATAGACAATGTTCACATGAGTGCGAACAGTATAGACAGCGATCAATATGTAGATGGCAGTATAGACAACGCTCACATGAGTGCGAACAGTATAGACAGCGATCAGTATGTAGATGGCAGTATTGATTCGGCACACATAGGTGACGACCAAGTTATTACTTCAAAGATATTAAATTCAAATGTAACACTTCCGAAGATAGTAGATGCAACCGCAACCAATAAAGTTCTTGGAAGAGTTGCAACAGGTTCAGGTAACTGGGAAGAGGTAACGCTTGAGACTACACTTTCTAGCACTAACGAAGCTATCCCGACATCTAAAGCGGTAAGAGATGATATTGTTTCACTTGTTAATGATGTAGGTGGTTTCCATGCTATTGCTGACGACCAATCATTTCCTAATACTAATCCTGATCCAGAGGATGGAGCAGGTACGGTAGTATCTATAGCTAATGCAGGTGGATTGGTGGTGAATGGTTCTGGTGTAACTACTACAGGACGTACCTTGGGTTCTTCAACTGTTACGATTAATAGTATTCCTTCTGCATACCAGAGTACCACTATAGCTGATGGGTTGGGTATGCATGTAATTTCTACAGTTACTCTCAATACTTATACCTATCATAAGATAATCGCTAAAGAGGGTGACACTAATATAGTTGCAACTAATATCGCTAATGTAAATACGGTTGCAGGCATATCAAGTAACGTAACTACAGTCGCTGGAGTAGCGGCTAACGTAACTACAGTCGCTGGAGTAGCCGCTAACGTGACAACTGTTGCAGGCATATCTGCTAATACAACTACAGTTGCAGGTATAGCTAGTGATGTAACGGCAGTTGCTGGTGATGCTACTGATATAGGTGCTGTGGCAGGTAAGGCAACAGAGATTGGCAGACTTGGTACAGCGGCAGCAGTTGCTGATATGGCAATTTTAGGCGAGACAGCTATCGTAGCTGATATGGCAATTTTAGGTGATGCAGATATCGTAGCTGATATGGCAGTTTTAGGTGCGACAGGCGTTGCTGACGATATGGAAACTGTGGCTAACAATGTTGCTAGTGTAACTACAACTGCTACGAACATAGCTGATGTTAATAACTTTGCTAATGTTTATCGAATTGCTTCCAGCGATCCAGGAACATCGTTAAATACAGGTGATATGGTATTCAATACCACTTCAAATAAAACCAGGGTTTACAACGGATCAGCATGGCAGGATGTATCGCCAACATCAGCTAATGATGTATTTGGTACAGTTGCTGTTAGTGGGCAATCCAATATTGTTGCAGATAATACAGCCGCTACTTTAACCTTTGCAGGAACAGGTGGAACTACAGTAACGACAAATGCAGGAACAGATACAGTAACAATAGATACACCAACCGCAGGGGTTACTGCTGGCTTTTCAATCGCAATGAGCATTGCTTTATAACGGAGAAAATTAATGGCACAAAATTTTAGAAGATACATAAACAGAAATACAGGGACTAGCCCTGCAACCGTCTTTACCGCTAATAGCTACGACACGGTTATTGGGATTAGATGTGCCAACGTACACGCATCTTCCGCTATAACTGTTGATGTTTACATTAATGACGGATCAAACGATCATTATTTACTGAAAAATGCACCGATAAGTTTCGGTGGTTCGCTAGAATTGATTGATGGTGGGGCTAAGATTGTAGTGGAAAGTGGGGAATTTTAAAGGTGGTTAGTGATACCGCATCCAGCTTGGATACTTGGGTGTCTACAGTTGATGCAATCAGTACATAGGAGTTATAAATGGCTTACATAGGAAACAAACCTTTAGCAAAATACGCTACTTTAACGAGACAGACTTTCAGTTCTCCAACTGGAACAAGTCATACGTTATCTCAGACCGTCACCAATAGTGATGATCTTTTACTCTACAT